ACCAGTTTTAAATTATCAAATAATTGTAGTTGGGCTTTACGTCTTAGAAAAGTTTGTTCATAATTATATGTCATATCTGTATTTTCTGGTAAAAGAAATAAAGAATCTGGATGAAATTGTTTGCCTTGTCCACTTATATCAAATAATGGTTGAGACTCTATTCTATCTACACTATTATATTGATCATAAATGTTATATTCTATACCAGTCACATTTTTGTTTATAATGTCTATCAATTTAGCTTTACCACCATACATACTTTTTATCATATTTTGCATCACATTAAAATGAGATTCAAATTTAAATGTTATTATGTTTTTATCTTCAGTATTTGCATCCAATGTAACATTTGGAATACCATACTTGTAAAAAAACTGTGGTTCTGCATTGGTTAATTCTGACAGACTTTGGAAATTATGTCCTTGAACATCTTCCCAAAATAAAAAATCAGCGGCCCCTTGTCTAAACGCCTTAGTTGCCATCCAATTAATTGCTTTCATAGGTGTCATCCCAGGCACTATTAGTTTTTGATTATCTTCCGAAGAAGATTTCATCAACCCCCGCTGAGAACCTAGAGTATTATATAACTCTTGCACAATATCAGATGCCGCGCCTTCAAATGCACGCGATATTCTTGTTTCGTAGTTCGTAATTTGTTCAGGAGTCACAAGATGAAGAGTAAAGCTTGTCGTGCCCTGATCGACAGAAAAATCAGTTAGTTTATACACAACCATATTTAATTCTATAGGTAATCTGGTATCGCCCGGATGATTGACTTTTATACGCACAGTTTCTTGGCCAATAATTGGCAATGCATCAATCAAATCTTGTGTTGTTACAATACTAATAGTTGCAGTTATACTATCTCCAAAAATATCTTCATAGATTTCAACTAATGTGTATGTTGCTTCCATTTTCATTGTATAACCATTATGTCCTGTTATGGACAATTCCATCATGTCATAATCGCCTGGCTTTGTTATTCCTACTGACATAATTTATCCTATCAAATTTTAATCATTTTTTCAAATTCAGTTATAAAATCTTCTAAATAATTTAATCTTAGTAATTTTATAACTCTATTTTTTTCATTTCTATCAAACTCATACTCGTAAACCGAATATTTTTCAAAAGTTTTAAACTGGTAGTATGTGATTTTGTTAAACGGCGGTGTTAAATCGCCGGCGTCTTCTTTAGGATTCTCGAATTTATTCTTAAACCAATTATTAATCAACATATAAGTTGATGGACTCATTTTAGTAGAATTGTTGTAATAGTAATATGCGTTTTCAGTTTCTTTTATATCTTCGTATTTCTCGTCCATATATCTTTGAAAATTTTCACTTGATTTTGGCCACTCAGAATAATAATCACGTATGTCATTAAAAAACAAAATTATCCACCAATAGTTTGGATTTTCATAATAAAGTTCAGCAATTTTCCAAGGCGTTTCACCATCTTTAATTTCGTATTCATAATGAGTTAAAGGATTATTTGCAAATGCATCTACAACTTTCGTTGTGATAAATATATTTTTCATCAGTTTTGGTTCGTTTAGTAACTGAATATCATATTTTATATTGGGTAATTTAGAAAAAAGTGTAGAACCCGCCATTTAAAATCCTTTCTCTACATCATCTTGTGTTACTTGGAGAAGTTCTAAAAATGTTAAATTCATTTCAGTAAATAATGGAGTACCATCTCTTAATATTTCAAAAGAACCTTCTCCACCATAATTTACTTCACAGGAAGTTAAGACACAAGGTTTAAATCTATGAAGTACGGTTGATGCAGGACCGTGATATGATATTAAAAATGTTTGTGGTGCCTTATAAAAGAATTTTTCATAATCAATATTAGGCATCATTGCACTCCTAAAAGATTTAACAATCTGAGTAACCGCCGGTGCTTCAGTGTCATTTTTTGGTACAAATTTGTAATTGAAACTAAATTGTCTAAAAGATGGACCCTCTAATAGTTGATATTGTGCTGCATTTCCGATCATATCGTTATTTTCTCGCAAAGCACCTTCTGAACCAATTAGAGTGTCTAAGGCACTGAAGCCGCCACCAAGAGCGATGCCTGATATAGCACCAGTTAACGCCTCTCCTATGCCTTTTGTACTTTTTTGTGCTAAGGCAGCTGCGCCTCTTGACTCATCCTGTTTATATGCAACATCGTGCGTGACACTAATTTGTTCTGGAATATAAAGGTCAATAACTGTGTGAATATTCCCAGCCTCGAAATTCAATCCACCAGCTTCTTTCACATGTTGAATTGGTTTTTGTGTAGATATACCAAACTTTACAAAACTATGTAAATCAATCATACCTAAATTAGAAGGATACTTGAGAGAACTAGTTTGATACCCCTTTGATTGATTGCCGTGCATGACAGAAAATGGCCCGTCATTTTTTGCATAACCTGCGTAATTCACTTTATTATCTCCTAAATATTCTTTACCACTATTTATAAAGGTTTTTTTATGTAATGCACAAGAGATTTACCTATAAAGGAAAATATACGCCCCAAAATCCAGAAAAATACAAAGGTAATTCTAAAAATATCATATATCGGTCTATGTGGGAGCGTAGATTCATGAAATATTGCGACAACAATCCATCTGTACTTGCATGGGCAAGTGAAGAATTGGTTATTCCATACCTTTCTCCAGTAGACAATAAAAAACATCGTTACTATCCTGATTTTGTGGTAAGATTACTAGACAAAGATAACGAAATAAAAACGATAGTCATAGAAGTCAAGCCAAAAAGAGAAACAGCACCGCCCAAAAAAAGAAAAAATAAAACCTTTAAGTATTTAGAAGAAGTTCGAGTATGGGGAGTCAATGACGCAAAATGGAAAGCTGCAAAAAAGTTTTGTGAAGAAAAAGGATGGGAGTTTAAAATTTTAACAGAGGATCATTTGGTTAAATAAAGTCATATAAATATGAACAAAGACTTTTGGAGTAACTATGGCGGCAAATTTCGATATATTACTAAACAGAATGCTACGGGCGGGGGTGACCCCCAACACAACCGCAGCTAGAAACTGGTTTAGAAACAAAATTAGAGATGCAAGAGTGTCTAGACAATCATTGTTATCTGATGGTGATAGGAGAAGGGCGCGCCCTACTATTGGTAGAATGTATTGTTATGCATATGATCCAAAATACGGAGAAAAATTACCATATTACGATGAATTTCCACTAATTTTTATGGTAAAACCAGAGCCAGGCGGGTTTTTAGGAATAAATCTACACTATGTATCGCCGAGAAACAGAATTATAATAATGGATTCTCTTTCAAAAATTGCAAATAATAATAAATATGATGATTCTACCAAACTGCAACTAACTTGGAAAGCATTAACTAATCTATCAAAGTTTAATATGATAAAACCATGCGTAAAAAAGTATCTATATAGTCAGGTTAGATCAAAATTTGTCATGATTGATGCAAACGAATGGGACTTGGGAATATTTTTACCTGTACAAAAATTCAAAAAGGCATCTGCATCAAAAGTTTGGTCAGATTCCGCACAAATGGGAAGATAAATGTTTAGCGTAGACACAATAAAAAATACATTCAATAAAACTGGAGTTACAAAAGGTAACAAATATGCCTTGGAAATTGTAAAACCAGTTGGAATGGTAGGAATTCAAGATATCGATTTACAAGATATTCGAGTGAGAATTAACTCTGTAGAATTGCCAGGAAAACAAGTCGCAACAAGTGAAGTTAAATATTATGGACCACTAACAAAAAGACCTTATGGACAAATTTTTGAGGATTTAACTTGCGAGATTATTTGTTCTGCAAATTTGATTGAAAGAAGATTTTTTAGTCACTGGATGGACTTTGCATACGATCCAGTACAAGCAAGAGCTGGATATTACCAAGAATATGTAACACAAACCAAGTTTAAATCGTTTGGAGAACACGGCGGAGAATTTTTATATGAATGCACATTTGATGAGTGTTATCCGATTTCGATAGGACCTCTAAATTATGCTTATGGGAATGAAGATTTACTCACAATGCAAGTAACTTTTGCATACAAAAAGTGGTATGATCAACATAACAACTTCCCGTCAGGTGGTAATGCTGCCACGGGGTTTGATGCATATGACAGTACAATAAGTGCCAGTCTAAATCAAGCAACAGAATATATGAACGCACTTCAGTCTGGATTGCAAAACCTTTCAGTCGAGTTTGGTCCATATGGTATTAATTTTAATGGAATTCCAGAAATACCAAACATTGATATTCATCAAACATTGGGAGGCGCAGCAAGATCGTTGTCTGGAAATTTAAAAAATAATGCTAAAAATAGTTTGAATAATTTTATAAGTCGTGCATTTTAATTGATTATATTATAGGAGAAAAATTATGACTTTACCAGTGTTGGACCAACCAACTTATGAATTGACTTTACCATCTACATCTAAAAAAATCAGATATCGTCCTTTCTTAGTAAAGGAAGAAAAAATATTATTGATGGCTCAAGAAGGTGGAGATTTAGGAGAGCAAATAGAATCTGTCAAACAGATTATTAGAAACTGTATTATTACTAAAGATGTGAAAATAGAAAAATTATCTACGTTTGATATTGAATACATTTTTGTAAAAATTAGATCAAAATCTGTAGGACAAAATATAGAGTTGCAATATAGAAGAGATGATTGTAAAGAAGTTTTGGATGAAGATAATAATCCGCCACCAAGAACTTGTCAAATCGATTTTATAGTCAATTTAGATGAAGTTTATATTGACAAAGTGGATACACACACAAATAAAATTCAATTAACAGACAATATTGGAATTTTTATGAAATATCCAGATTTTAAGATGTTGCATAAAATATCAACAATGAATAATTATGAAGAAATGATAGAAGTTATTGGTGATTGTATTGAAACAATTTATATGAATGAAGAACTATACGATCCAAAAGAATATACAAACGAAGAATTAAATAATTTTCTAGAAAGTTTTTCTCAAGAACAATTTCAAAGGGTTAGTAATTTTTTTGATACAATGCCACAAACAGCATATGACGCACAAATGGTTTGCAGAAAGTGTGGATGGAGAAATGAATTAAAATTGAGAGGAATTACGGATTTTTTCGTATAAGCTTATATCATGAAAGTCTGGTATCTCTGTACCAGACAAATTTTTCTCTTATGCAATATCATAAATACAGTTTAACAGAGTTAGAAAATATGATACCTTGGGAACGAGAAATATATATAACAATGTTGATTAACTATATTAAAGAATTGGAAAGCAAAAGAGGATAGTATGGAAACGACCGAAAACAGAGAAAACAAGTTTCAATCTTGGATTGATTTAGCACAAGCAATAGATTCTTGGAGAATATTCCCAAGAATTTTTATCACAACATATATCTATCTACTCTATGCTGTAGTATCTTGGTTTATGACACTATCAAATCCAAATCTAGAACAATCTGGCTTAGTGAGTATTGTAGTAGGCGCAGGGGCTGCTTGGTTTGGATTGTATCTTGGTTCAGGAGGCAAGAAATAAATGGCCCAACCAGCCTCATTAGAAATGATTGCCAGTAATATTAGTCAATTTAATGGTAATTATAGAAAACTTTCCGAAACACTTAAACAAACATCTGAAAGATTGGATACAGGTTCCGCATCAGTAGCTTTGCAACAGTTGGGAGATGTGATTTCTGCATCACAAGACTTATCTGTTGGAGAGTTGAAAAAAACAAGAAAAGATCTTAGTATATTAAAAGAACAAGTAAACCAATCAAACAGAATTTCAGAAGGCGATAGAGAAAATATCTTATCTCTAATTTCAAATCAGGAAAAAATTGTTTCGCAAAATACAACTCTAGCAAAAAGAGCGGCAGATTTCGTACAAACAAAGGTGAAAGAAAATTCTATTGATATTACTGGTGTAGTTTCTGGTGCGTTAGCAGAGTCTCCAGCTCTCGCCATGGGCGTTACATTCATTGGTAATAAAATAAAGGAAATGCGTGAGGCCGCAAAGGAGAGAAAGGCACAAAGGGCGGAAAGAATTGCCGCACTACAAGAGCAGGAAAGAATACAAGACCAAGAATACGAAGCACTTCGCGGCGTCATAACGAATCAACAAACATTAGAAAAAATGAATATGTCTCAAGAAGAGGCAACCCAAAATGCAATCGCGGCAGGCAAAGATTATCAAGAGTATGTAGACGAACTAAAAAATACATTAATTACCGAATCTAGAAGTAGGGCCCAACGAGAACAACTAGAAAAAGATAGGATTGAGGCACTAGACAGTCTCAGAGAAAAATACGCAATTTCAGTTGGTGGGGAAACAACCGATTCTAATGATAGTCCAGTATCAACACCCAACAAATCACCATCAGTTAGTGGCGGCGGAGATGGGTTTGAAAGAATAGAAGATGGTTTGCATGAAGGAACTCCATACTTAGCGCAGATAAGAGATCTATTAAGTTTCATGGGAGATGAAACTACAGGTGATATAGAAACGCAAAGAGAATCAAAAAGACTCGAACTAAAAAAACTGACTGAAGCAGAAAGAACAAATGAACTACTAGAAAAACTTTTAAAGGTTGGTGGAGTGGGCGGTGGAGCAGGAAACGAAGGTTCACTATTAGATACCGCCGGTGATATCGGCGGGGCACTTGCTCTTGGTTCAGCGGCATTGACACAAGTAAAAGGACTTTTTGGTAAAGTTAAGAGCTTCTTTGGATTTGGTGGAGCTCCAGAAGGAAAAGCAAAAGTAAAGTCAACAGCAAAACCGATTAAACCAAGAGGAAGATTTGGCAATCTTTTCAGGCTTGGTACAAAAATTACTGCGACAGCTGGTGGATTTTTAGGACTTAATAAACTATTTGGTGGCGCTGATGATGCAGTTGCCCCAAAACCCGCAGCATCTAAAGGATTTTTAAGAAATACATTTGATAAACTAAGGGGCGTAAACAATACCCCAGAAGTAGTTACTAGAACAGCTCCAACGGTTGGTAGAGATGCAACAACAGGAAGATTTACAAAATTGCCTGCGGCCCCACCACCACCAAAACCATCAATTATCGCAAAATCTTTTAATAGTGTGAAAAATATAATACCAAAAGGAATGTTTGGTAGAAGTTTGGGATTATTGAGTGTGGGATTTGGTGCATATGATGTTGCGCAAATATTAAAAGACGAAGATTTATCAAAAAATGAAAAAACAGAAGAAGTTTCTGCTGTAGTGGGTGGCACAGGCGGTGCAATGGCTGGAGCTGCAGCTGGAGCTATAGCGGGCTCAGTAGTACCAGTTGTAGGAACTTTACTTGGCACACTTATAGGTGGTGCCGCAGGTTATTTTCTTGGAGACAAAGTGGGTAGAGAAGCTTCTAATATTTTTAAAGCTCCAGAAAGTGTAGAACTAAATGAAGAAGGTAAAATCATAACTAAAAAAATTGAACCAATGATTGGTGAAAATTTACCGGAAAAAGTCGAACCCAGACCAGAAAGAGTTGGAAGAATGATGCCAGGCCAGGCTGCAGAACTAAAAAGGAAACAATCTGAATGGGACGCCTTATACGGATTAAGTTACGACAAGGACGGCAACTTACTTTCACAAGAAAGACAGAGTATAAATATAAAGTCAGATGAAATACAAAAACAACTAATGTTGACAGACAGACAAAAAGCAGCTTTGTTAGCAAGTCAACAAAGGAATTCTGCTATGAAAGAAAACGCATTGAATTCGGCACTACCAAGTGCCGTGGATGGTGCAAAGACAGCTATTGTCAATGCACCTACATCAGTAACGAACAATAGTTCGTCAACTGCGATAGTAATGCCTAGTGTTAGAAATAATGAAATGGCACTACTACAGTCTCATAACCTACTTAAAGGAGGATGGTAAATGGAGATCTTAAATAAAGTAAAGACATGGGCAGGCGCCTTAGCCGAGGCGGGTGTTAGTCTTATTGGATTGGGAATCGTATTGGAAATTTTGTTTAGTGGTATGAATGTCCCTTTCTGGCCAGATGTTGCTGTGACATCTAATATTTTAGGATTGCTAGGAAACTTTAGTGACCAAGGTCTAGTAGGACTTGTTGCTCTTGCAATTTTGTGGCATATTTGGAATAAAAAATAATTTCAACAATGTTTCATAAAAATTTGGATGGCATTAGTTTAATTATTTTAGGATTGATTATTCTTTTGGCCAAACCAGTTGCAACACTTGCAGCATATGTAGCCATAGTAGTTGGTGCATATTCGATTTATAAAAAATTTTAAATAAGAAAAAAGAGGGCGAATTTCGCCCTCTTTCCAACCGTAAGATAACTTATTATTTTTTTCTCCTAAAATACTTCAAATAATTTGTTATCGAAGCTTCTCTTTTGTATATCGGTCTTTTTAGGTGGTGTTATCTACCGTTTTATGGTCTGCTTCACCAAGGAATTATCCGACTTACCTTTAGTCCTCATTCGCAAGTTTCTGAAAATAAGATAATGAGTCGTCATCATCTTCATCTTCATCAGTTTCAAAACTAGAAAGTTTCTCCGCATACGATTTAGACTCTACTACTGGAGTTCGAATTGTTTCACTTTCTGTGATAATTTCTTCCTCAGCAGTAGTAGTTGCTTGCACTGTACCTAATACTTTATCCAAGCGTTCTTTGAGTTGTTCATATGATTTAAACACCTCAGGCGAAACAAACTCTTCCAGAGAATGTTGCATATTATATATATTTTCAAGTTCTTCATCACTATCTGACAAAGGGGCGGAGATATCAAATTCTGATTTATCATAATTCTGATAACCATCAACTTTACGGATTTTTAGTTTAAAGTTTGCACCACTCCAAAAATCAAATGGGTTGATTGGATCTTCGTCCTCAAACTCTGGACGCATTAGGTCTTGCAATTTGTCAAAGATTTTCTTACCATACTGATAGAGAAAAACTTTACCTTCATTGTCTGGATTAGCAGGATCTTTGACAACGTAAATGTTAGAGATATATTTCAACTTACGTTTTCTATCTCTAACGATGTTCTGGTTCGCAGTCGAACCAGTGTTCCACAACTCTGTATTGGCCTCGCAGACGGGGCATTTCTTGTTGATAGTTGTTAAACAATTATCAATCAGCCAACCGCCAGGGCCTTTGAAACCGTGATTAAACACACGGGCCCAAGGCAAATCCTCACCATCAGGCGCTGGGAGGAAACGAAAAACCGCATAACCATTTCCTGTTTTATCTACAGATGGTTTCCAAAATCTTTCATCTCTATTTGATGATGTTTGTTGTGGGGATACCGTTTTTTCTAATTCTTGTGTAAGTTTAGAAAAGTTAGAACGATTCTTTTTTAATGTAGCAAAAGACATGTATTTCTCCTAATATTCGTTGTATGTTTTTGTATTCGATTAAGTTATAGTCTAACTCAAACTATAAGAAAGACTATAACACTATTTATAAGACTTGTCAATATGTTTTGTTAAAATTTATTTAAAAATTTAGCAATCTGACCAACAAACGGCAACAACATGATAGCCATTAGAAGGTTCGCTCCTGTGTGTGCCATCGCAATCCGTAGTGTGTCTCCTTTCGGCAAGCCATCAGAAACAAACATCCCTGCAAGCCAGATGGTTCCTGTTGTTCCTATGTTCGCTCCTAGAACTGCACCAATCGCTGCCGGAAGTGGCAAGGCACCAGATGCGACCAACGCAATGATAGCGGTTGTACTCAAACTTGACGATTGCCACAACAAAGTCATGATGATTCCACCAAAGAACATATACAGTGGATTTCCCAAGAAAAACGAAAGATGCTCCATGTTTCCCATGGCCTTCATGCCCCCAGAGAATGTTTTTAATCCGATATAGAATATTACCAGACCTACTAGTGCCGT